GAAGTCGAGAACATTGCTACCGGCGTACACAAGATCAGGAAGGCACGAAACGAAACCGTCCATCCTGTGAAGGCTGCCGAGACCGAGGCCGAGAAGAAGGCCAAGGAGACAGCGGCCAAGGCGGCGGAAGTGCTTGTGGGAGGAGAAAAACCTATCACGGGCGAGAAAAAGCAGTCGACAGTGCGCGAGCACTTCGAAAAGGCCATCGAGAACAACAAGTCCAACGCGTCCGGCAACTCCATGTTCACTCCGACAATGACGGATGCGGACAAGGACAAAGCCATGAACCGGATGGCTGGTTACCTCGATCCGAAGAATACCAAGCGGCCGTCGCCGCTTGAAATTCAGGCCGGTGAAAGCAAACATGCGACGTTCTCCGAGAGCGTCGGGTGTGACTTCCACGATCTGCTGTTTGTTCCGGTCGCACAACTGCACGATCTGTTCGACGGCAACAAGATCGCGGTGTGTGCCTTCGTCGAGATGCGGTCCCGTTACATCAAGGAGTCCGGCGTCAAGCTGGAAGACCTGGTGCTCACGGGCCAAGAGAAGAAGGAAGAGGAGATCATCGCTCCTCAGCCGCAGCCGCAGCCCGAGCCGAAGAAGGAAGAGGTCGCTCCGAAGAAGTCGAGCGCCCTGGGCTTTCTTCGTGGCAAGGCTGCTGCCTGATCCATTCCCAATCAATGGGTACGTAATCTAAGGTGGGCCTAAGGGCCCATCATTTGGCAATTTTGCCAAACAGGAGAGAATTTATGAAGAGGTACTTGGCTTACGCACCAGGCAACGGCAATTCCGGTCTGAAGACGGAGGAGGACGCCCGTAAGTGGGCAGCTCACACCCTCATGACTCAGCCGAAGGTCGAGCGTGTTCTGATCTGCGAAGCCCGGGAAGTGGTGGCGCGTACTGAGCCGACCCTGGTGACGACGTCGTTCGAAGGCGACCCCATCGACAGCCCGTCGATCGAAGGACCGAAGGAAGTCGAGAAGCCCCTGGGCAGGATTGCCTTCGGCTCGAAGTCTTTCGCCTAGTTATTCGGATGGCCTACGGGCCATCCATTTCTCACTTTAGGGAGAGGTCCATGTTCAATCTGTTTAGACGAAAGATCAAGTCACCCGAAGTCAAGAGGACAATCCTACGTCCGTCTGAGTTTACTCCGGACCTAGCAATCCTCGAGCAGTATCAGACTGCTGTGCTATTCGTCGCAGACGAATGGATGAGGGATCGTCGGAGGAACTTCGTCTTGGATGACGAAGGAGTGAAAAGAGAAGGTAGGGCATTTACTATGCCTCACTTCGATTACAGGGTATTCCAAGGACAGTATGAGCCCGACCATGTTCCTGTCCCGATCCGTAACGGATATGCCAATGGTCATGGTTTCAAAATCCAAGGGGAGGTCATCTCCATGCCTCCCGCTCTCTTCCTCAAGCTTGACAAACTCAAGCTAAACGGAGTACAGTTCCGTCGTGAACGTATCCGTATCATCAAGCCCTACCGCGACCAGATTGTGTTCGAAAACACAACCGAGGAACGAAGTCCTCACCCGACGATGAACGTCGGTATCGATTGGCTCAGCGGTAAGTTTCCCCACAACCATCCGTTAGCTGGTAAGAAACTCTGGGTCAGTCCCGAGAGACTGACGTTCATCTGGGCTTGGATGTATGTTGCAATTCCCAAATACTGGAGACAGTATACGAAGTCTCCTTTCCTTTTCGAAAAAGTCCCAACCTTTAAGCCGAAGAAAGATAAGTGGTGGTTAACGGAGTACTATCGGTATCAAAATCCGAAAGAATAATTGAAAGACACATACCTTGTCCTAAGTGTCCATCTTCCGATGCATACTGTGTATACGAAGATGGACATGGACATTGTTTCTCATGTGGTTACCATTTGGTTAATGAAAAAGATATTAGAGAATTTAATCCTAGTAATAGTAAGGTATATAACGGTTCAATGGATAATTATAGTTATGAATACTTACCGTATAGGGGTATTACTAAGGATACCTTTAGGAAGTATAAGGTATTAACTAAGATTAATGATGAAGGTAAACCTATGGCATTAGGTTTCCCTTATCCTAATGGTAGCCAAAAGGTACGTGTGTTACCTAAGGAACACTATACTATAGGTGATATTGGTAAAGCTGGTTTATTTGGTCGTGATCTGTTTACGGCTGGGTCCAACAAGACCCTGATTATCACTGAGGGAGAATTGGATGCGCTTTCTCTTCACCAAGTTACCCATGTACCTGTCGTCAGCGTTCACGGGGCTGCTAGTGCTCGGACTGACGTTAGCGTGGATCGATCCTGGTGCAATTCATATGAAAGAATTGTACTCGCGTTTGACGCCGATGAGGCGGGACGCCGTGCAGCATCTCAAGTTGCTGCCTTGTTTGATTACAACAAGGTTTACGCAATGTCCCTCGGCCGAGCCGGTCGAAAAGATGCCAACGACTACCTTCGAGCCGGAGAGGCCGACGAACTAGCAACGATTTATGCGAACGCGAAACGGTATCTCCCTGAGACTATCGTTTCGTCGTTCTCAGAGTTTGATAAGATCCTTAAGGAAACACCCAAGCTCGGTGTTCCCTATCCATTCCCTACTCTTAATTTCATGACTTACGGGATCAGAACTGGTGAAAGCGTACTGATAACCGCACAAGAAGGCGTCGGTAAAACCGAGGTCATGCATGCCATCGAACATCAACTTCTGACGGAGACAGACGATGCAATCGGCGCTATCTTTCTTGAAGAGCCTAAGAAACGGCACCTCCAGGCTATTGCGGGCATCCATCTTAGGAAGCCGGCGCATCTACCTGACTCAGGTGTCACCGACGCTGAAGCTTCTTCAGCAGTACAAAGTGTTGTTAGGAGTGATGATCGGCTTCATCTGTATTCTCACTTTGGCTCAGATGATCCTGACATTATTCTGGACACTATTCGGTTCTTGGTTGCCGCTCGTGGCTGCAGGTATGTTCTGCTGGACCACATTACTCTTGTTGTTAGTGGTCTTGGAGGAAAAGACGAGCGGACGGCGTTGGACTATCTTTCCACGCGCCTCGAAATGATGGTCAAGGAGTTAGACTTCGCATTGATTATTGTTTCGCATGTCAATGACGATGGTCTGACCCGAGGATCAAGAAACATCAGCAAGGTAGCTGATATACGAATTGATCTGGAGAGGGATGTAACCTCTCCCGATCCTACTGTCCGACGTACTATTCATTTGATGATTTCAAAGAACAGGTTCTGTGGACGAACAGGACCTGCAGGTAGCTTGTTGTTCGACCCCATGACGAACACACTTTCGGAGGACCTGAACTATGGGGAAATTCAAAGAGCGGCTGTCAACGACAATCATGGCAGACTTGATCTCGTGGTATAGTAAAGGAAATGAATTCACCGGGTATATTTTTGGTAGTTCAGATACCCTGACCTACCCGGACAATAAACCCATACGTATACAGTTTGAGCGTGTGGATCATTATCCCGCTCTCAAACACCAGTGGGATGAACACTGGATTGGAAAAACAGTTTCAGGAGTTTATTTTAAGATGGAACTTAAACATCAGTTGAAGGTGAGGTCTCGATGACCAGACCTTGGAACCTAGATTATTGGAAGTCCGGCGAGTGGCAAGTCGTCGACGAAGTCCTCAGAGATAGGGAGAGAGAAGGTGTTCGATATAACCCCAGCAGAGCTAATCTGTTTCGGAGCCTTGCTAGCCTCCATAGCAGTGACGTACGTGTGTGTATGGTGGGCCAAGACCCATACCCCCAACACAAATATGCTACCGGACTTGCTTTCTCCATCCCTCCACAGTTTGGACCAGCTAGTTTCCCCGGGACACTCCGTGAAATATTTGGAGAACTCCGACGAGATCTTAACATACCGATACCATCTCACGGTGATCTCTCCCGATGGGTCAGCCAGGGAGTACTATTGTGGAACGCTATCCCTTCTTGTACAGATGGTGATTCACTATCTGACGACTGGGACGAATACGAACCTCTTAATCGAGAGGTGTTCGGACGGCTGTCCCAAAAAGGAATTGTCTTCGCCCTCCTCGGAGGAGTGGCCAAAAGGTACGTGGATGTCATAGATCCACGAAACAACAGGATCATTGTCACGAGTCATCCCTCTCCTCGTGGCAGCAGGAACAGTCGGACACCCTTCAACGGGTCCCGACTGTTCTCTGAGATCAACCGTCATCTAGGTGACCTAGGTCTCGATCCCATAGACTGGAGGACAGAAAATGTACCTGCGTATTCGACTGACGCTCGGCTCCCTGACGTGGGAGGAGGTACGATACTTCCTAACATCACCGG